ATAGCTGTATTATAACCTTTAAAGTTGGCAATAGTAAGCAGACCCTGTGGCAATGTGGCCTTGTCAAAATTAACCATGCCCCAGCCATAAACTTCGTCTACACCTTTGGCGCCCATGTCAGTGGCAGTTGTTTTAACTAACTGAACCATCTGTGCCGAACTCAGTTGTGGCCATGCTTGTTTGAGTAGTGCAATACCGCCACTAACCACTGCGGCCGCAGGACTTGTGCCTGTTGTGCCGCCAACGCCGTTGGTGCCGTCTGCTTTAATTGCCGCGGCAGTTCTACCTGCGTCTGGAACTGCTCCCCACATACCTGTACCCGGCGCCACCACATAAAAGTCTTTGACATAGTATTTGTCATTACAGACATTGCCAGTAAAACTATTACACAAGGTGCCAGCTTGGTTGCTACCAGTGTTCATGACCCAACCACCTTTGCCATCACCAACCACGTTGCCAACAATCAGCGCACGGCCGCCCATGAGCAAGTTGCCGTTGGCATCTGTCTGTGTCACAAATGCCGCTGGCATCTGTGCGTATTTTGTGCCTGCGTTACCTGACGACACTACAATAACAGACTTAGATGTTGCGTTAGCAAAGGCAGCCACATCTTTCATTGAGTTACTATACAAATAACTTTTGCCGCCTGTTAATTTATCATTGTAATTATCCGGAGCTCTAAAGATTCCAGGGCTAACTTCTACTGTAGTTTTTTGGAATGTAGGATCAAAGTTTGAACCTAAGCTAAGATTGATAACAGTGGCACCTGCTTGTTCTGCCAATGTCATACCTTTAATTACTGCACTCATATTAATGCCAGTACCACTCAAGCCATTGGATGAACTGATAGAACTATTTGCTTGGAACAACACCAGTTGAGCATCCGGTGCCACACCAACTGTACCCCAACCATCTAACTTGCCAGCGGCTATACTGGCCATTTGAGTGCCATGGACGCCAACTGCCAGAGCAGTTGTGCCTGTGTTAGTTAGACTAATCACTTTACCTTTGATATCGCTGTGATTGATATCAAAGCCATTGTCAACAATGCCAATGATAACACCTTTGCCTGTGATACCGCGTCCCCATGCTCCTCCAAATACCTGGCCGGGCCGCAAAGATTGAACTTTGCCATCGACAATATCTCGTGTAACGCCAATGTCTGACAAAAATTTAGTTTGTGTTTCTGCTTCTTTATTAGCAAATACCTGTGCCTGCACACTTAATGCTAAAGTAGAAACTGCTACTGCTACGAGAGTGGGTTTGAATTTCATTTGAATTCCTTATGTTGTTTAATAAAGTTATTATAGCACAATGCCCAATTAACGTCAATTAACTGGGCATCGTTTAGTTTATCACACTTCCGCACGTTTCAAAATTGTTGTCTCTGCAAGACGTTTCCAATTATGTGCGCTCATCTTACGCAGGTCTGCAATCTTTAGTACTGTACGCAAGCTCAGTTCACGCAAACGGCTTTTCATTTCCCACATGTAGTCTACGATCTCTTGTGCGGCTCCATCTTCAAAATCATAACTATCCAACATACCGTCACGTACAATCTGCGTAATACGCAAGAACTTGTCACGTTGTGTGTCCATTGTCAAATCCAAATAGTGGCAACGGCTTTCCAATGCGTCCAAATGGTCTTTTAATTTTTTACTGCGAACGTGCTCAAACTTAATGTTAGTGATAAAAATCACACTACCTTTAAATTCAAAACGATCTGGAATGCCTTCACGTCCCAACATTGAACTGTCAGTGTTCCAGGAAATATAACGTTTCTTAGAACTGTCTAATGCGGCTTTCAAAATGTTCAATGACAAGTCGTCAAGCAAGATGCTGTCACAGTCGTCAAACACTAACACGTTACCTTCGTCTGAGAACTTGTAAAGTTTAGCATACAGGCCTAGAGCACTCATTGCACCTTTAACAACTTCAAAACGGTTCTTACGCTGAGCCATCTTGTCAAACAAACTGGCCTGCTCGAGTACCTTCTCAACACCAAAGGATTTACCTACGCCTGGAGGACCACTAACAATCATAGCGCGAACTGCACCTGTTGTGGTGCCTTCTGCCATTTGATCCAGAATATCAAAACGCTCACGAATGCGCTCGATGGCTTGCTCATCTGTTTCTGTAAACACTTCTGGTTCTTTAGTAACCATCAATGAAAACACATTGTCATCTTTATTTGCTTTGCGACGTTGACTGTCCGACATATCTGCAATATTTTGACCACTCACTGTAATATCCTCCATGCTTTTAATTTTAACACGAACACTTTTGCCTTTATAGCCCAGAGTGCCGTCATCTACTACTGTTACAAACATACCTTTGCTACCGGACTTAACATCTGATACTAAACGGAATGTCTCGTTACGAACTTTAGTGCCACGATACTCGCCAGCAAAAATAGTTACATTAGCCATCTAAAACTCCTGTTTTGTTAACTTAAAATGTATTATAGCAAGAATACCAATTTGTGTCAATTTAAACAAAATAAACACTAAAAGAATGAGCATGTCTTTTCTTAGTATATAAACGCATTCCGTCATAACGAGGACCACGGAAACGGACTTGTAATTTACGGCCTACCAATTTGGCAAGAAATTTGTATTCTTTGCGTACAGATTCCAATTGGTCAATGGGAATGTTTTTGGCATAGCAAATAGTTGTATAGCGGTCTGTCATTTCCAACCCCTGTTTTGTTAATATGTATGTATTATAGCACCAATACCAATTTGTGTCAATTAAACAAAATCATAGGCGTATTCGCCCTGTATTGGACCGTTGATCTGTACTTTACCAACACCAAATTCCATGCTCAATCTATGGAAAATGCTACGAGCAGTATCTTCTGAACAAGCGGCAAACAATGTTCCAGTATCACTAAAAAATCCAGCGTGTTCGTTGTCATTTAACAAGGGACGAACTATGTAAGTTACATTGCTTTCAAATTCTGCTTGATTCATTTTGGACTCCTGTTTTGTTACGCTATGTATCAATTATAGCAAAGAGTCCAATTTGTGTCAATTAACCCAAAGTAGTGTCTTCCATGCCAGCAACTCTCAATTTTGTAATGTTGTTAATTTGGAATTGCTTGGCATCAATAGCTTTGAGCAGTCCCAAGAATTTGTTACGCACCATTGAAAATTCATTTATAAGTAACTGCCAATTATATACTTCTGCATCACCATCTACATATCGATCTGCGTCTCGACTAGTCAGTGATCTATTATAATTTTCTGTAAACTTACGAAAACTTTCGCTTCGTTTTTTTCTTAACTGTATATTAAGATATTCTAGTATGGCTTCTATCTCTTGTAATTGATTGAACCTATGCTCGACAATGCCGGGCATAAGTCTACTATTCATTTCCAAATTACCTTTGAGGCTAGTTTCTATTCTAGCACCTTGTAATTCAGAATCGAAATATGAAATAGCATCAGGCAACGTGCTAATGTCGCCTGATACTTGTCTATACCAATTACTCATTCGTCGTCGTAGTCAGAGTCGTAATTATCTTCTTCGTAGTCGTCGTCTTCATCAATGATATCGTCGGCGGTATACAAATCCTTAATTACTGTGTCCAGTGTGGTGTCATTACCAAGAAGCTCTACAGCCACACTATCCATGTCATAGTGATTTTCTAAACTACGCAAGAATGCACTGCCAGCATCGTATCTTTCTTTTTTATCAATATAAGTTTTGACACTGGTCCATGTGTCAACGATCAAACTAACTTCTTCATCATGCAACATCGTCAATATCCTCCGTGATTGTTGTATCTGCTGTATTTACTCCGGCAGTCAAATCACGAAGCATAATGTCTGCCATTGCTTTATCCAACATTTCATTGTTCCAACCCTTACGCATGGCCTTAAGGATTTCGCCATCTTTAGTAACGTAGGAATAGCTGTTACCTTCACGTTTCAAACTGCCTTTTTCTTCCAACATGTCAAACAAGCCACTATAAGGACTCATACCTGTGGCATAAGGAATCTTAACATGAACTGATTCAAACGGCTTGCTATAACGAGTTTTCATAATCTTACAACTAGCACGAATACCCGTTACTTGAGCACCAGTCTTATTGCCATCTTCATCTTCTTTGAGTTTCAATTTACGCATAGCAACAACAATAGAGCTGGCATAGATAAAACCCTGACCGCCAGATATCTTGTCGTCTGGATCAAACATGTCTTGACTAGCATACGTGTGGTTAGTACAGACCATACCAATGTTTAGATTACCAAACATATTAACTGTGTTACGAACCAGTGATGTAAGTGCTTTAGGCTTACGACCCATGTCACCTTTCATATCACCTGCTTGGAACTGATTAACGTCTGTGGGTGTTAGCAACATGCCTAGACTGTCAATCACAAACAATACTTTTGGACGAGCATCTTCTGCCATTGCTTTGTAATCTGCAACAAATTTTGTAATTGTCATAGCCACGTCATCAATCATGGCCATGTTAAGTTTTAGCAACTTATCTTCGCCAGTATCTACGCCAAGTGCGTGAAGCCATGCTTCGTCTAGTGCGTTCTCTGTGTCAATAAGCACAACATAAATGCCCTGCTCTTGTGCGTGTCGGACTAGATTACCTGAGCAGATATAACTTTTGCCTGCCCCACTCTCGCCGGCAAACACAGTAACCTTGCCCATTGGTACGCCTTTGAAAAAGTCGCCACTAATCAAATAGTTTAATGTATAGTTACCTGTGCTGATCCAATCTGTAGGATCGTTGAAACCAATGCTAAGGCCTTCAATGCTCTTAGTGATTTCTTTTCTAAATTTACTTACGTCAAATGGTTTTGTCATTTTCTTCCTTTTGTTCTATTTTATATACTTCCAGCATCCTT